CTTAATAAAGAAAAATAACCTATTGCCGTATTGTTACTTGCTGTTGTATTAGCATTTAAAGAAGCTCTACCTACAGCAGTATTTGCAGCTCCAGTTGTGTTAGCTTGTAATGATCCTTGTCCAGAAGCAGTGTTATTATCAGCCGTAGTATTTGAAGTTAAAGAATCTGTGCCAATAGCAGTATTTAATCTTCCAGTAGTATTAGCATCTAACGCATTAGCCCCCACCGCTGTATTTTGATCTCCAGTGGTGTTTGCATCCATCGCTGCATAACCAACAGCAACGTTGTTTTCTGCTGAAGTGTTTGAATCAAGTGCTTGTGCACCGAGTGCAGTGTTTTTTGCGCCTGTACTTACTTTTAACGCATCATGACCGACTGCGGTGCTGTTGTTTGATCCAGTGTTTGCACTAAGAGCATCTTGTCCAACAGCAGTGTTGCTATCTCCAGAAGTGTTTGCAGTCAGTGCTTCATCACCAATCGCCGTGTTGTTTGCGCCTGTTGTATTTGCATCTAGCGCGTTGTTGCCAACAACCGTATTCGTCGCAACGTCACCCGCACCAAGGCCAACAGTGACGCCTTGAACGATTAGGTCATCGTCTTCAATCGTGACCGCACCAGTTGAGCTAATGACAACGCGAGAGTTACCACCAGTTGCAAAGGCGATTGAATCTGCACCAGGGCGCAGGATTCCTGTGTTGGTGTCAGACGCAAATGCAAGGCCAGGAGCGGCGGCACTGCCGTCCTCCATTAACATCGTGCCGTCAAGCTCGAAAATTGTGATCCAAGCGTTGTTCGCTGAGTTCCTTAGTTTGAGCTGACCAGTCGTTGTATCAGCCCACCATTGGTACGCGTAAGTCGTTGATGGGCTACTTGCGTTGCTGTTATTGCTGACGATTGCGGCCAGCGCGTTGTTGAGGTCAGCACGTACAGCAGCACCAGATGCGTTGCTGATGATGTAGTCGTGTGTTGCCATTTTTAGGAACGCTCAGAGCCGTAACCGACCGCTTGGAACTGGAAGTTGCGATCAATTACAGCGTTGCTGCTGTTCTTGAACTTCACTGTAAATCCAGTCCGAGAGATCGAAGTCACTTCATAGTAATCGCCTGATGCCAGATTGAAAGCCGTGATGCCAATGCTTGGCGGCGTGTTGTAAAAAACGCCATCCTGGAAAAACGCATTGGTAAACGTCACAGCCTTGCCACCAGACCCTGTGCCGGATGCCACGACAGAACTGGTTTCTGTTCTCAACGGCATCTTGGCCGTGAAGCCCAACTCATCCAACAACGGCGTTTGATCGACGTGGTCGCTGCTTAGCTCGCACTTGAACTGAAATAACCGACCTTGAAAGTGCCCGTTTCTAAGCGGTATCCAATCACCAAATACCAAGTTGCTTTCTAACTGTTGGTCGTTGGCATCCTCAAGCAACAACTTGTCTCCGTTTTCCGTTAGCTCGCTTTCTGCCGTAATGCCAGAAGTAGAAGCTCGCAGATAGACCTCAGCATTTACATCGTCAGCCTCTAAACCATCGAAGTCAGTCCAGGTGTCGATGTTGACTGTGCGCTCGTCGATGTCATCAGCCGGGTACGTGCCACGCATCACCAGATGGCGGCTGAACTCAATGTCAAACTGTGCCCCCAAGTCCAGCGTATTAGCAAAGAAATACTCGCCTTCAGTTTTTCTCGTGCCGAGAAAGTCGAAGCTGTTTAAGGCATCGATATCAAGAATGTCGTCGATGGTCTGGTTGCCATCAATCACCAGGGCGTCGTATTCCTCTGAATAGAACGTGTCGTTTTTCTGCCCCTGGAACTCTGGCGAATCGCTGTCTTCACGATCCTCAAGAATTAGCAGGCGCGGTTGTGCATCCGTCAGCGTATGAACGACCGATCGAACCGCAGAGCTTTTCTTGTTTTGATCGTCAACAAACCGGACAAGGTATTCACCCGACAGCTCCGGCAAGATCGCGTAAAACGTGTTGGCTTTGACAACAGTCAACAACGAGCTGTTCGGCCAGGTGCCAGAGCCGTCAGTTTTTGAGCTATGGCGGATTTCAGCGTTCAACCTGTCGCTAGTTGCACCAAGCCCTTCTTTGGGCACAGACCAAGTAACCATCACTTGATTTGAGCGATGTGTTTCAAGCTGCACGTTCTGTGGATCAGGCGGCAGCTCAACAAGCGCCGCAGCCGTTTTGGTTGTGATGTCTTGGTTTGGTACAACAAATGAACCCGACACCCATGCCGAGTTCTTAAAAGTTCCGTCGCGGCCAAGCGAACGAATCTGGAACGTGACAGTTGACCCAGGCTTAACGCCTTCAACTTTCAGTTCATTTGTCGTTTGCCGGACTGTTTGATAATTACCGTTGCCGACTTTGAAGCGGATTTCGTAACCGCTGATATTGCCGTCATTGTCACGGGTAAAGCCCAGAAATACGTCGTTGACGACGTTGTTGTTGCGGCGAACTTCTTTTGTCTCAAACGTCAAGCCGCTTGGTGCTGTCGGGATCTTGTCGAACGTCGTGACTGATTGATACTCCAGTGCATCAGCGTTATCAGCCGTGTTGTAAATGCTGTCGTTGTGCTGAACACCAACGATCGCAAACGTGCCATCACCGCCATCAGCGACCGAGATGCAGCGGAACTTTTGATGAACAACTGTTGACGACTGGATCGACCACACTGACTGCGCTAGTGGTGCTGCACTAAATGCAGACGAAACCGTAATAACAGCACCTGCAACGCTGCTGATCGTTTTGGTTTCAATAGTGCCGTCAGGCATCGTTGCCGTCAGTGTGTGACTGGCACCACCGGGCAACGTCACGGTGATATCAGCCGTCAACGTTGTTGTTGTGGCTGCACTGCAACGACCAGCGATGCGTGCGCCTTGCCGCATCTCATCAGCGACAGCAAAAACCTGACCAGGAAAAACGATTGCGCCTTGCAAACCAGTTGAGAACGTGACGGTCTCGCCGTCTAGTTCTTCCGATGCCATCATCCAGCGACCAAGGCGATACGCCTGATTGCGTGATGTGCAACCAAAGGCGACAACCTCGCGGGTTTGATAGCCATATTTAGTAATTAACGCCGCGTCTTCAACAACAACAAAGTTCGGCTTATAAAAGTTGTCGGGGTCGTTATACCTGACCCTGATGCTGGTGCTGCGGGTTTTAAGCGATGAACCGGTGTAATTGAAAGCGCCACCGATGACATTGCTGTTCGTATAAAGATGAACCGGGTCAACAACAGAACCGTCAAGGTTGCCGTGGTCAGCGGATAGCTGGACAGTGTTGCTGCTCCAGTAAGACATGCCCCGGAACACCGAGGCCAAGTCCTGCAGCACGTTATAAGCCGCTGCGCGATCACCGATGAGAATGTTGCAAGCAAAACGCGCCTCTGACGAGCCGTCTTGGTTCGTAACCAACTGGTTGGCGTATTGAATTAACGGATAAAGATCGGTATAGCTGATGTTTGATGTGTCAACAAAATCACCACAGCCGTAGCGATCATTCAGCACCATGTCCGCAAATATGCAAACCGGGCAGGTTGTCCAAGACAAACGAGTGCTGCCGTTGAACGCAACCTCTTGAGTCAAGTCAAGGCTGCCGTCATCGCGAACCGCAGCATTGTGCGGAACCTGCACCAGTCGCCCTTTGACTAAGTAAGCGCGATTCGGCAGGTTGCCAAACTGCCGGGTATTTAGTTCAAGGCCGACGCAAGCGGTATATGGGTAGGCGCTGCGGATTTCTTGACGCTCAATAATTGACGACCAGACCAACTGGTTAGCGCGGCCATTTGCAAGCGGTTTGTTTTGCGGGACTTCTTCAAAATTAGCAAACTTAACTTCAAAATGTCCTTCCCCAAGGTTTACTTTTTCGACTTTAATGTTCCAGGGATAACCTTCACCTTTCGCATCACGAGGTAACTCGATTACAGGCGTTTTAATCTGATAATCAGTTAAAGCAACGCCAGTTATTGTTTTGTCAAATTTTAGTTGGTAGGCGGAACCCTGCGCTTGGACAAAGACACGAATTTGAAGGCTGCCATTAAAAGGCTGCCCTTTTGCTAGACCTTCAACAGCAGAAGAAAACAAACGCGGGATTGTAAATAGTAGTTGTACCGATTCAATTTCTGAATCATTAATTTGTCGAATAGCAGTACCAGATCCGTAATCCCTAGCAGTTACTTCATCGCTAGCGTTGACTGTTTCTGAATAATTTTGCCCAACTTCAACAGCAACGCCTGTGATCGTAGTTGTTGCATTGCCTGCTTGGAGCAATCGCGTCTGTCTGCGGCCACCGAGGCGATAGTCAACATCAACATCTTCTGTCGGGAAGTTAGCATCATTGCCAGTAAATAAAGGCGTTTCGTCTAAAAATATCTGTTGATTGATGTCGTCAAAGCCCTCGATCGGACCTTCGCATAACAAGTCAATTAGTCGGACGGTAGAGGTTGAATTAAGTGCCATGACTAAGAAATACTAGGGCGGAAACCGTGACGGATAATAAAATTCACTGACGAATCAACTGATGCGTCCAGGATTTTTATATCAAGGTTGTAGAAATCAATGTTAGGTGCTTTGTTTGGATCAAATTTGTGATACCAACGATAGGGCTCTGTTATGAGACCTTGTATTGTGCCACCTGTTCTGGCATGAATATCGTCAGTGTCTTGGCGTCTTGACTCGATCTGATAGCTAATAAATCCATCGGTTTTTGTTTCGCCTACAAGTTCAAACAACTTGTTTACTTCAAGAAAAACAAAATACTCATTAGGATCTTTTGTCGGGCCTTCACTAAACTCAAGGCGAAAATTGTTGGCGGCAGTTAGTTTGTCGTCTTTTTTGGGGTCGGTAAATCTATCTGCAGCAGTGTTTGATCGATTATTTAAGAAATGCACGCTATTCCAACGCGCCATGTCATCTCTGCGTGCGCCGAACTCGAGCTTATTGCCTTGAACTGTGACCGTATCTGCCCCTGGTGTTCTTGTTGTTGTTTTGAGCGGGTCAGACTCATCAGCAACATCAACGTCTGCCGAGATGACGTGCGAGCCAATCAGCACCTTGCCATAGGCCACCGGAATCGTTGCGCCAACGCCAACAGTGTTTTGCGCTCCGAGATAGGCGTAAGACTGCTGCCCATCAGCGCCGCGATTGACTGACTCTGGTCGCGTTGCTCGTAAGTCGTCTCTGGTGTTGGCACCCCCCAAGTTTCCTATGTCTAGCTGTGGTGACAGCATCTCCGTTACGCCGCCAAGAATCATGCTTGCGCCTATGGCTGATAGCGCCGTACCGACTGCTGCGGCGTTAAGCACAGCTATCGTTGACACGCCGACAGCCGCTTGACCAGCGCCAAACAAACCAACAGTGCCGAATAAACCAGCACCAGGAAGTAAAAACGACACAGCGATCAGACCAATACCTGCAAAAATTTTCCCCGCTCCGCCCTGACCAACAAGAACAGGCGTAATGATCAAATCGTTTTGACCAATCGGCAGTTGCAACTCATCAAAATTTAAGTCAACACCAGCCTGCAGTACGCGGTAGCCAATTCCTTTTTCGTGAGCCGTAATCAGCTCAGCCTTGAACTCTGGATAGTTGATGGACAGCAGCTTGATCGCATCAGCAGGCGTGCGAAGGTTATAGAAAGCGTGCTCAGCGCCATACCGCTCGCCTAAATCACCCAGCAGTCGGACGACTTGCTGCA